TAATGGTTCAGTTGTTTCTGTTAATGGATCTAAAGGAACAGGTCACGGTATAGGTATTCATTCTTATCATGCTTGGGATACTGCTAATGGAAGTGAAACTGTTAAAATTGGAGGTACACCAGTCAATCGTACAGGTGATGCTGATACCTGTGCCCATACAAGAACAGGTGGATCTTCTGATGTAAATGCCGGATAACTGTATAAATAGTTAGATGGCAATACTACAATCAGGATACACGGACGCTCAAAGAACAAATGCAAGTGCTAGAAGCTCTCGTTTATATAAAGATATTTCTTTAAGTTTTGAACGGAATTTAGCCACACAAGACATTATACAAAAAACTGATATTGAAGCAGTTAAGCAATCAGTAAGGAATCTCATATTAACAAATCATTATGAACGACCTTTCCATCCAGAAATAGGATCAAGTGTTAGGAATATTTTATTTGAGCCTATCAACCCTATTACTGCTAGTGTATTAACTCGTTTGATTGGTGAGGTTATAGCAAATTTTGAACCAAGAGCAAGACTTGTGGGTGTAGATGCTCGACCTAATTTTGATGATAATGCCTATGAGGTAACAATTAGTTTTTATGTAATTAATATACCAGGTGAATTAGTTAATTTAGATGTAATGCTAGAAAGAAGTAGATAAGATGGCTAAAAGATTAAATGTAACAGAATTAGATTTTGATACCATTAAAGGTAATTTAAAGACATTCCTAAGAAACCAAGACCAATTTACAGATTATGATTTTGAAGGTTCTGGTCTTTCTAACATTTTAGATTTATTAGCATACAACACACATTACAACGCTGTCTATGCCAATGTATTGGCAAATGAAATGTTTATTGATAGCGCTGACTTGCGAAACAGTATTGTTTCACACGCCAAGCATGTTGGCTATACTCCTCAAAGTGCTACATCACCTATTGCTTATTTAGATTTAACGGTTGTTGGTGCAACTGGTAATACTCTTACAGCGGCAAGAGGTACAACTTTTCAAACAACTGTTGATAGCGTTACTTATAATTATTTGGTGAAAGACGATACAACAATTACACCAAGTGCAGGTGTTTATTCTTTTTCAAGTTTACCTGTTTATGAAGGAACTTTAGTCACGAACAAGTATACTGTTGATACGGCAAATGCAGACCAAAGATTTTTAATTGCGAATGAATTAGCAGATACAACAACATTAAAAGTAACGGTTCAAAATTCATCAGCTGATTCAACTACAGCAACATATACACTTGCTACAGATTTAGCAGATGTAACAGGTACCTCAACTGTTTATTATCTTGAAGGTGCTGAAGATAGTCAACACGAAGTATTTTTTGGTGATGGGGTTTTAGGTAAATCACTATCAACAGGAAACATTGTGACCTTATCTTATATCGTAACTAATGCAGACGATAGTAATGGTGCAACAACTTTTTCGTTGTCAGGTAATGTGGGTGGGTTTACAAATGTTACTGTTACAACAGCAACTAATTCTGCTGGCGGTGCTACAGCGGAGAGTGCTAACAGTATTCGTTTCAACGCACCCAAAAGTTGGACAACACAAAACAGAACAGTAACAGCAAGAGATTATGAAAGTAAGGTTAAGCAAATATTTACCAATGCAAAGTCTGTTCAAGTATGGGGTGGAGAGGATCACGACACACCTGTTTATGGACGAGTTTATATTAGTATTAATCCTAAAGTAGGTACATCATTAACAGAAGCAAAGAAAACAGATATTATTTTACAATTGAAAGATTTTAATGTAATGTCTATTACACCTGTCATAGTGGATCCAACTACAACATATTTACAGTTAGTAGTAGATGTAAAATATGATGCTAAATCTACAACCAAATCAAAAGATACTATTAAGTCACTTGTTACAAGTGCAATTACAACATATAATTCAGATGAGTTACAAGAGTTTGACCAAATGTTTAGGCACAGTAAATTTATATCAACAATGAACAAGGTTGATACTTCTATTCTGTCAAATATTACAACAGTTAAATTACATAAGTCATTTACGGCAACTACAACAGCTGCAACAACTTATACTATCAATTTAAATAATGCATTGTACAATCCACATTCAGGACATAATGCAACTGCTGGTGGTATTCTATCATCAAGTGCATTTACGATTAATGGTGATGTAACAAATGATTATTATTTGAATGATGATGGTGATGGTAATGTCCGTATATATTATTTAAGTGCTGGTACAAAAATTTATACAAACAATACATTGGGTACAGTTAATTATACAACTGGACAAATAGTACTTAATGCATTGTATATAACTTCTGTTGGTGATGTTGATGGTGCAACTTCCACAGATGTCCGTTTGACTATTATACCAAATTCTGTTGATACAATACCTGTTCGTAATCAATTGTTAGCGATAGATGAGACCAATTCAACGGTAACTGTTTCTGCTGATACTTTTGAAACAACTTCAGGTATAGGTTATACTACGGCTACAAGTTATGCGAGCTAATCAATGGCAAAGTTTGCAAAGAAATTAAATCCTCTTGTAAGTAGGCAATTACCTGAACACATCCAAGCTAATAGTCCTTTATTAGTAGATTTCATTAAACAATATTATGAGTTTATGGACTCAGCACAGATTACACTATCAAGTGTAACTGCTTCTGACCAAGTATTACTAGAAACAGAAACAGAAGGTCATTTGGCAATGGATGCTACTGATGAACACGGTAGCGATGAAGGTGATTTTCTTTTAAGTGAACAAGGGACTGTAGGTGAATTTACAAAAGGTGAAACCATTACTGGTGGCACTTCAGGTGAAACGGCAACAATACTTGCTGAAGATACTGACAATTTAAAAATTTGGATTTCTGCTAACTCAAAATTTATTACAGGTGAAATTATTACTGGTAGTACTTCAGGTGGTAGTGGCATTGTTGGAAAATACCGTGCTAATCCAAATGAAGTTCTTACACAACTTTTAGAATATGCAGATGTCAATGATTCGTTAGATGATTTCTTTACAAGTTTTAGAAACGCTTTTCTCCAAACAATACCAAATGATTTGGATGACAATGTAAATAAAAGACAACTTACAAAAAATATTCTTTCCTTGTATAAAAGAAAAGGTACAAAGAAAGGACATCAAATCTTTTTTCGTGCATTACTAAATGAGGAAGCAGAATTATATTATCCAACTGTTGATATGTTGCGAGTATCAGATGGTAAATGGACAACAACAAAAATAATTAGAGCAACACTTCTTACACCAACAACTGGTGATATGACCCGCCTTACAAGTCAAACAGTTACACAGGATAATGTTATTACTGATGCTAATATTAATTTAGCTACTGCTGTTGTTGATAGCGTATCAGTTTCTAATATTAATATTAGTGGTACTCAAACAAGTGTAGGAACATTTGTGTTGAATAATGTTACAGGAACTTTTGTGGATGGACAAACATTTTATGCTACGGATAATGAAGACAGTTCCGTAAGAATTACTTGTACTATAGGATCCATAATGGATGATATTACAGTTACATCACCAGGTCGTTATTATACAGTAGGTGAAACTGTTGCAATATCAGGTGGTGGTGGAGATGGTGCTTCGGCACAAGTTGAAGATACATCATATGGTTCAATTGAAAATATTATTGTTGAAACACCTGGTACAGGTTATGTTGTTGGTGATACTTTATCTGTCACAAACCCCACATATGGTTCTGGTCTTGCTGGTAGAGTTGAAGTTGTCAATGGAGGTTTTCGATTAGAGGCAGATAGTTTAGAAGAAGGTCGTATTATTATGGAAGATACTACAGATGATATGGTTGTAATGGAGGACGCAACAAATTCAAGTTTAGGTGATGTTGTTAAAGTATTAATTACTAATAGTGGTTATGGATATGCTTCATTACCTACAGTAACAATTAGTACAAGTACTGGTACTGGTGCAGGTGTCTTTCCTGTTTCATCAGGTGTAGGTAAAGTATTAAGTGTTAAAAATGTTGACCAAGGATTTAGTTATGAAACAGCGCCAACTTTGTCACCAAGATTGCATATGCAGATTGATACCCTATCTGCTAATTTTACGGATGGTGAAACGATTAGTGCAACAGCTGAAGATAATATTATTTTAGAGAGTGCAGATGCTTTAGATGGTGACATAAGTTTAGAGGATTACAGGCATCCTCGTTTCAGACAAGAAGACGGTTATGGTGATATTGAGCTTGAAGATGATACTGGTGTGCTAGAAGTGGAAGAAAACATTACAGAAGGTGTTTTAGAATTAGGACCTGGTCGTATTATTACAGAAGATGGTGATGTGTTGATCCATTCTTATTATGCTCACACAGATGAAGTTGATTTTTTAATTGTTACACATGATGGAACAACTGAAAGCAGATTGCAACACGAAACATCAGGAAGTGTATCTGGTACATTAGAATCATTTGTTGGTGCAACAAACATTATGACACTTACAAGTCCTACTGGAACCTTTGATGATAAAGTTACGATTACAGGTGGTACTTCAAGTACAACTGCAAGAGTTCGTAATGCTGATAAAGCAATTATGACATCAACGAATGGAACAGTTATTACAACAGATGGTGCATACACAGGTGTTGATGGACAAATTTCAGAATCAACGAAAAAGATACAAGACAGTTTGTATTATCAGGATTATTCTTATGT